ATATTTTCAAAATTTCCCGGTTATTCCGGGTAAAGCAAGCCGGGGAATCGAACCCTGAAGCGTCGACCTTGCTAATTATATTGCTTCTTTTTCTTTGCTAATTTCTGCCGCAATTATTCCTTGCTCGAGAAAATAACGCAATGCGCTACCACCGAAACGCTGTATATAATACTCTGCAAGCTCCGAAGTGCTAAAAGCGTCTAAGGCTGTGCCAATGTCGCAATAGATGCTTTTATATGTTCTTTGCCTGCTTGCAAGTGCCTTGTCAATCGGATTTTTTGCCTCTTCCTCTTTAACAGCTACAAGTCTATCAGCTCGCATTGTTCTAATATGTTCGTTTCCGCTTTCGTCGGAAACAATAACACATTTAACGCTTTTTCCGCTCTTGGTAGGCTCTACGCTTTTAATTGTGGAAGTGTAACCAAAATTCCAAACTGTAACCATTCCCGGCTTTAATTCTGCCGCCGGAATTGCTTTTTGCGGTGTGTGTATTCCTTGTAATTTAATTGTTCTCATAGTATCAACCATCCTTTCATTGTGCGGTCTGCCATCATCAGAGCCGGGAGACCATCCCGCGGCTGACGCTCCACCTTGGAGCGTTTCGGCTATGCTTTTTTAAACATTTCCCAAGGTGCTACAATCGTACCGCCTTCACAATCGGCGTATATTATTACTTCGCCGATTGGGGTTATTTCGCACTTTTTAAAAGTGCATTCTATTAAGTTTTCCGGGTCCTGAACTCCGTAAATAATCTTGTCACCTGCTTTCATTTTTTGTCCTCTCTTTCTTTTTTTTGATAGTGCTATTATAGCAAATATAAGGCACAAATACAATGTACAAAATGAATAAATATAAGGCACAAAAAGATAGAATTTTTTGTTTAAATTGTATAAGGCACAAAATATAAAACACTTTATATAGAGAGAAACTCGAATAAACTTGACATATAAGGCACAAAAGAGTATAATAGTTTATATTATTAAAAAAGGAGATTAAGAAAAATGCAAAACAATAACATAGAAGAAACAAGAGAGACAGCAACAACGGAAGCACAGCGCAAGGCTGTGTACCGATACGACGATAAATTCGAACGTGTTAATTGCAGACTTGCAAAAGGCACAAAAGACAGAATTAAAGCACTAAGGTACAGTGCAAACGATTTTATAAAGCTAGCAGTTGCGGAAAAGCTGGAACGTGAAGAAAAAATTTTGAAATAAGGCACAAAAAATTAAAAAAGTACTTGACATATAAGGCACAAAATAGTATAATACAAAATGTAAGGAAAAGAAATCCTTACAGCGGAGTTGCTACCGCTTAGAGTTTAGCAACAGCGACCAGGAACGGCTAAAGATTCCTGGGGTGCAAATCCGACAGAGCAGCAAAAATAAAACCGGCAGAGCCGGAGCAATAAAAACAAAAAAGAAAGGACCGCCCAGGACGGGCGGAATGGTGAAAGATATGAGATTAATTGAAATCTTGAGAAGTGGAAAAATTGAAAACGAGGCACAGATGGAGATGTTTCTTTCCTGCGGCGACTTTGAAGATGCTGGAAATGGCGACAGAACTGGAGATATCCGCGTAATGCTGTCTCATGGTTGGGCAGAAATTTATGGAAAAAAAGTGGAGACAGAGGTTGAATATGAAGTTTCCGCATATTTTCCGCAGGAAATCCGCTTTTATACGGACAAAGGGGAAGAAATTCATGCATATGAAGACTTACATGAAACAACAGAGGCGCAGGTGCTGGAAAATCTCCGGGCTTTAATTGGAAAACCGGAATGGGACGCGGATGATATTTATTGCGCATTTGGAGATTTTACAGAGAACGGAAAGACGGAAATAATTCTGGATGAAACTACATTTAACAATGCCGACTGGATGGCGTGTATAAATTCAGAATTTTCCGTAATGGAATTCTTAATTTACACGGATGCAGACGGCCGCATCTCGGACGTGTGCATGTTCGAGGAAGAATAGAAAAGGAGGCGGGAAAATGGAAATAGCAGAAAAGAAAGGATTTTATCCGGATACATTACGCTATAGCGTAATTATAGACGGAAGGGATGCCATCGGATGCGCAAGGCTTAAAGATGCAAGATTCCACGCACAAACTGCTGCACTGGATGCGGGATGTGTGGAAATCTACGATTCTGAATCGGGCGGAGTTGTAGAAACGTTCTATGCGGAAGAAGAATAGAACAGGAAAAGAAAAGCACTAGTTTTTTACTAGTGCTTTTCTTTGGGTTTGGAAAAATTTATAAAACTTTTAGATTTTTTATAAATGGTTTACAATTTAAAAATGATTAAAATAAATCAAGAAATACAATAATCTGTTATACCCCATACATGGGGTATATTTTTTTTCTGATACCCCATGTATGCATCTGTTTTCTGTATCTCTATTTTATATGTATATTATTTTATATTAAATTAATTTTATATAGTATATATAATATATAAAGCATTAAATGCTAAAAATCATACTTGACATTTAGAATTAAATGTTTTATAATACGCAACATAAACAACTAAATAAACACAAACGCAAGAGGAAATGTATAAAAACTATAAGCTTATAGTTTAAACTATGTTTCCTCTTTTTGTTTTAAATTAAGAGATTGGAGGTGTTCCAGAAATGGCAGGAGAAAAAAAAATAGAGAAGATCGTCCCGGATGATTCCGAGATTTTCGACAACGAAATAGATGCATTCTTAAATGTTTTTTGCAAGGAGAACAAAATAGAAGACATGTCTAAAGAGCCGCAGAGCAGATGGAACGCCTGTCTTATGTTTATTTATAAAAATGTTTTTAAAGGCACAGATAAATTAAAACTTAAAGGTAAACTGGAAGGTTATAATAATATTAATAGTTATCTTAATAATTCTAATTGCGGAGCATATAATATTAAAAAAGTTAATGAAATATGCGATTATTATATATATTTATGTAATATGTATGATAAAGAGATTAGTATTATGGGATTCTGTAAATTAACAGGTATAGAACATTGCACTATTAATTTTTGGGGAGCTGGAAACAGGAAGCTGTTAAGTACTGCGGGCAAAGAAGTTTATGAAAAACTTGTTACAGAACGTGAAGAAAGTTTGTCGAACAAGTTAGCAACCGGTAATAAAAATCCAGTTGGAATTTTGGCAATTCTTAACAGGCATTACGCATGGAACCTTCCAGGTGTTTCTAGGGAGCAGGTGCAGAAGCAGCAACTCACAGCAGAGGACATTAAACAGCAGCTACTGCAACAAAAGCAACCGGGAAATTCACTAGAATTGTCAGACAGTAACATGGATTCCGGGCCGTAAAGCTGTTAAAAAACATATACACAATTAAAGACAATTTAAGAACCCTTTAAATACAAGGTTTTTAACGGTTTTAATATGTTTGATTTATCGGTTAAACTTAAATTTTTCCGATAAATAGGATAGACAAAGAAACAATAAAAAGAATATTCAGAAAACAAGGCGGACGATGCCGGCATGGGGTGGGGGTTTTAGATGCTCCCAGATGCAGCCTAACTAAGTCACCTAAATTTCCAAAAAAATAAAAAGGGGTCAATCAGAATGATTAAAATTGAGAATGCAGTAACAACAGGATGGCAAGCAGCTATAAGGGGGATGAGAAACCCAATGAATAGCTGGTTAAAGATTGATAGCTTTGATGATAAGTTAGGGGAAAATGATAGAGAGCTTATGAAGAAACTGGAAAGGTCCGGTTCCGACCATGCAAAATACAGAAGAATGATAGTGGTAACTATGGACATTGTAGCACCTCTTTACTGGTGGAAAGAATTTGATACTTACAAAGTTGGCACTGTTGCAAACTCTTGCAGTACTATGCACACGATTGCTGAGAAAGAGTTTACGCTGGAGGATTTCTCTCACGAACATATGAATATTGCTTCTGAAACATGCCTTGAAACAACTATTGGGTATTTGAATCTTTTCAGACAGAGCTTTTTAGAGAATCATGACAAGGATAATTGGTGGCAGATGATACAGCTTTTGCCAAGCAGTTACAATCAAAGGAGAACGATATTGTTAAATTATGAGGTCTTGGAAAATATTTATAAATCTCGTAAGAACCATAAGCTTGACGAGTGGAGAGAGTTCTGTAAATGGATTGAGAGCTTACCAAATAGTTTCTTGATTTCTTGTGAAGAATAAAAACATTGGGCTATCGCCAAGTGGTAAGGTACAGGACTTTGACTCCTGGATGCGTCGGTTCGAATCCGACTAGCCTAGCTAGGTGGAATAAAACCACCGCGATCATATTATCAATTAAATCCTTTCGCCCATTAGCAAAAAAGCTGGTAAGGGTACTAAGTACCCGATGGGTAAAAACCATGATTTGACTGGTGTTTAACTTTTTGTTGGATGCCGGTCAAATGTTCAAGAATCAATAGCTCAAAATGGAAAGAGCGTGGTAAAACGAATGCCAGTCGCAGTCCGGGGTTCCAGAAGCACCGAAAGGCAAAAATTAGCTGAAGTTGGTGAAATTCCATTTGTGTGGTGACGTAGGGAAGCGGGTAAGCCCTGGGATAAGCTTAGGAAACGAGTGCGGGTTCGAATCCCGTTTGATTCATTTGCCGATATGGGATAAAGGTAGTCTAGTAGCTTGCTAAGCTATCCAACAGAAATGTTGTGCAGGTTCGATTCCTGTCTATTCGGTTAATAAAAAGAGGAGTGAATATAATGGCGCAAGGCGTACATCCGGTAGACCCAGACAAATTTTCAGAAGCATGTGCAAAATATTTAAACAGAGAATGCAACATGATTGATGCATCTAAAATTGCGGGAATGAGTCCGCCGACATTTTCAAAATATTTAAAAATTTTGTTGTTGGGTGATAAGTTTCCGGACAATCTTTTTGGAGGAAAAAGAAATGAAATGGCTGATTAATTTATGGATTAGACGCAAGACAAAGAATCTTACAAGGATACCGCTTTTCACAATGACTTTTAATTATCGCAAATATAAGACACAGGGCAAGAAAGATAGTTGCACAATGTATTGTCATCCAGACATTGCCAATGATGAATTTGTAAAGGACAAATTACAAGAAGTTGTTGACTATATCAGAGATAACTATGATTTAGACATTTTTACGAAGATTTGAGGTGCAATGTGTGTAAATTTTGCAGAGAATGGCACGGCGAAGATACGATTTGCGGTTCTGAAATGCCGATTTTTCCATGTGGCAATCGGAACAGCAAATTGACAGAAGCACAACTTCTCAAAAACACTGCTGATGATGACACAGGGGTTGTGATTTACGAACAAGGAAGACCATCTGGATATTTCAAAATTAGATATTGCCCTATGTGTGGTAGAAAGTTGGTGGAAGAATGAGCAATATGCATAAATTCAAAGTAGAACCAATAGAAGGGCGCCAGGGATGTGCTAGAGTTACGATTGATGGCGAAAAGTGCTTATGTAGTTCGTATAAAATAGAACATTATGCCGGGGAGCTTCCGATGGTCAATGTAAATCTTGTTGCCGACGTGCAATATGAGCAAAATGCAGAAATCAACATTGTAAACTTGCGCGAAATAGCTTCACTGATGGACAAGAAAACATTCAAGGAGTTTTGCAGAACTTGGGAGGATATTCACCATGAAACATAGCAAAGAATGGCATACTTGCGATAGGTGCGGAAAAGAAATGACACAGAACTTGATTGTGAATGCAAGGATTTTGAAGAATATAAGCCTCGAAAATACATTGAAGAATATACAATGTGTGACAAATGTAAATATTTTAAAGAGTGTAAAGAATATTTAATTGAATGCAATACTAAATTAGACAACTTTAATCATTATATAAATGGCAGAGGACATTTTTGTAAAAATGATGCTCAAAAGCCATTAACAAAACAAGAATTTATTGAGTTGTATAATGAAATGGCAGACAAAGAGATTGCAAGTTTCGAAGAAATGCTTGAAATGGCAATAAGTTCTGGATTTGTGGAGGACGAAAAATGTTAATAGTTGCATTACAAGATGATGTAGACAATCTATATGCTATATGGAATACAGTTACAGACCGATTTTTAGGAGTTAATCTTGGAAAGTATGAAGCGGTTGGAATTATTATGGACTACAAAGGGGATTGCACCTTTGAAGTTGAATTAGACAGAGTAGAACATCCACAATCATTTTCTGATATTGCTAAGCATATAATAAACGGATGCGAAGAGGGAATTTATGTGAAATGTCCACATTGTGAGGAAGTTAGAAAACTTACACCGTACGAGACGGAAAAAATATTAAAGACAGGCAAGCAAGTAATTTGTGATTGCTTATGTGGAAAAATATATACAGTCGAAATTGATAATGATGCGATATTTACGCATTAAAATATATTACCGGCTAACAAACGGAGTTAGTCGCTAACCTAGAAAAATTATAGGCAGAGGTCTATAAGCACCTTTGCTGAAAATTGGAGGTGCTTTTCTTGAATTCTGAATTAAATCAACTGATAGATGATTGCGAAAAATACATATCCCAAAATGGAATAGATGAAAATGTCATAAATGCTTATTGCGATGTGTGCCAGTTGGCTAAGAATGAGAAAGAAACCGACACTATGCTTAGATGTACGGATAGGACGAAAACTCTTATTAACAGCTATTTCAAGGCACAATTCGGCGATAAAGGCATATGGGATGTAGAAAAGGTTATACAGGACAGCGGGAGTGAATATGAACTGCTTAATCAATTTTACGAAATACTAAAATTAGAATCCTATTATCGACTTGAAAGTTTTATTTACTATATGGAACGCAAGCGGTCATATGGAAAGAGATTTTATTATCCAAGGCGAAAGACATTAAAGATAGTCATACAGGACTTAGAGGACTTGGAAAACAGAAAGATTAAGTTTTACGGATTGTCAATGCCATCAAGAGTTGGAAAGTCTACTATTTGTATATTTTTTCTTTCTTGGATAGCATTACGCAGACCAAACAGCCATAGTGCAATGGGCGGTCACTCTGGAATACTTGCTAAAGGGTTCTATAAGGAACTTATGAACCTTTTTACAACAGAAGAATATACATTTGAGGAATTATCCTCATACTGGCACCCAGAATATGCCAATAAACCATTGCCAACAGATAAGTCTGCTGACGAATTTACAATCACTCTTGGCGACCCTGATAGATTTGCAACAGTTACCTGTAGAGGTATAGACGGAACGTGGACAGGTGCGGTCGATGTATCTAAGGACGGATATTTATATGTAGATGATTTGGTAAGAGACAGAGAACATTCATTATCGCCTAGTCGAATGGAAAACACATTCCAAGAATACCTAAATAAGATGGTTGACCGAAAGAATGATGGAGCCAGGGAATTAATGGTCGGTACATTATGGAATGTCCTTGACCCACTAGAACGCCTTAGAAAGCAATATGAGAATGACCCACAATATAGATTCAGGCGAATACCCGCACTTAATGAGAATGATGAAAGCAATTTTGATTATGAAATCAACGGATTTTCCACGGAATATTATAAAGATATGCGTGAAAAACTTGATAAAGCTGAATGGATGGCTAAATTTATGCAAAAGCCATTCGTGCGTGAAGGGTTGCTGTTTCCGGAAAACGAACTAAGGTTCTTTAATGGAGATTTTGAAGAGGATATTGTTGATAAGGAACGAAAGATGATAGCGGTGTGTGACCCGGCATTTGGCGGCGCAGATAACTTGTCAATGCCAGTATGTGCGGATTTTGGCGGCAAACGCAAGTATATCGTTGACTGGGTATATAAAAAGGGCACACAGGCAGTCACAGTTCCGTTGGTTGTAGCTGCTATTAAGAAGCACTACATAACAGAACTGCACATAGAACAGAATGCCGGAGGTAAATTAATGACTGATAGTATCAAAGCAGAAATGAGAAAGCAAAATATTTATTTCTGTCAGATAGTTCCATATTATGCGAATACCAAAATGCCTAAAGAGGAAAAAATCAAAGGATATTCTGACAGAGTTAAGGAATTATTCATTTTTCTTGTTAGCAGACAGTACCTAGCTATTGATGACAGGCCAACTTACATAAGGTCACAGATGTACCAAGATGCGATGGACGAATTTACAATGTATACATCAGAGGGCAAAAATCCACACGATGATGCAAGCGATTCTATTACACAGCTTGCAATAGTTGCAGACAAAAAAGCGACACAGACAATCATTATGTCAAGTCCAATATAGGAGGGTTAATCTATTATGACAACAAAGGACTATCTTAATCAAGTAAGCAGGCTTAATATGTTAATAAATAACAAAATAACAGAAATTGCACAGTTTAGAGAATTGTCGTGCAGTATATCTGCTATTAGGAATGAAGAAAGAGTAAATTCAAGTCCCAACCAGGACCAAATCGGCACAAGTATAGCGAAAATTGACGAAATGGAACGCAATCTTGATAAGATGATAGATGAATATATTGATAAGAAAACTCGCATAATATCTCAAATTCAGAGCATAGAGAACAATGATTTCTACGAAGTTTTGTTTGCAAGATATATAGAAAAACTCACTTTTGAAAAAATAGCGAATAAAACCGGATGGTGCTGGAGACAAGTTCACAGAGTTCACTCTAAAGCATTGCACGATTTCGAAGAAAGATATGGGAAAGAATATTTATAAAGTTGTCATAGAATGTCACATTGATATTATGATATTATTATAATGAAAAATATATAAACTCAGGCAAGGACATCACTTATTTGTGGTGCCTTTTTTGGTTAGAGGATAAGGATTATGGAAATATATAAAAACAAAGATAAATCAATTATGTGTCCGAACTGCCACAAGTTTTTAATTAAGGCAGATAGGGAAGACCCACGCACACACAAAATAGCTTGCAAACATTGCGGCAAATGGATTTGGTATGTGCCAAATGATGATGATAATTTTCAGATTAAAGAAATCCCACGGAGTAGAAACTCAAGTGGTATGACATTTTATTAGAGGTGCAAGAAATGCAGACAGGAAGAATTGTATTAACAACGGATGTTCCGAAAATAACATATGAAAATGTGTTAGATGTCTTAAGGGAAGTATTCCCTTGGCATATTCAAAATGCCAACAGAATACAGTATCTTCTTGATTATGATGCGGGAATACAGCCGATAATTAGAAAGAAACCTAAGGCTTACAGACCTGACATTGATTGTGAGTGTGTAGACAATGTTGCTCATCAGGCATCAGAATTTTGGACTTCATTCGCTTGGGGAAATCCTATTTCACTTGTGCAGAATGGTGATGGAAAAGAGAAATTCGTCGCAGACGGAATATCAGAGCTTAACAAACAGTACGAACTTGCAAAAATTAAGTCAAAAACACAAGACTTAGGAAGATATGTAACAATCGGGGCAATATGTAATGTTCTTGTAGATGTAAATATGGAATGGAAAAAGAATAAACCATATTTCACGTTGGACATATTAGACCCGAGAACATCATTTGTAGTGAAATCAAGCTATTATTCCGATAAGCGAACAATGATGGGCGTTACTTACAGACACGATAGAATAACCGGGAACAACTACTACACTTGCTTTACAAAAGATTTCCGCTTTGAAGTGGTTAATCTCAATAAGATTGCGAACGGAGATTATACGAAAAAAGAAGCGTGGAGACATCAGCAAAGAAGCGGGGAAGTAAATCCGCTTGGAATTGTGCCTATAGTTGAATATTTTAGGGCATATGACCGCATGGGAGTTTGGGAACATCAAATGTCTGAGTTAGATAATCTAAACTTACTCATTTCAGACTTTACCAATGATGTTGAACAGAATACGCAGGCGGTATGGCATACAAACGATGTTGACTTCCCTGTAGAGAGAAAAGTTACAGACAATGAGGATGGCACACAGACTATTGAAGAAACTGTGAGAAAGCCGAAATCCGGCGAATGGATGCAGACTTATACATCGGCGGACGGAAAGACACCAATTGTTGAATCTCTTGCAATTAATTACGATTACACAGGGATGCTCAATAACATCCAGTATCGTAGAAATAAGATACTGGAAAAATGCAATGTTCCACTTACAAATGACAATGCGTCTAATATAACAGGCGTTGCAGCTAGTAACGCAAGCGGATGGGACCATGCAGAAGCAGCGGCAACAAAATTACAGATGATAACCGAAAGTTGCAAAATGGATGAATTAGAGGTAGTCCTTGCGGCTATTGATAAAAGTCCGTATGTCCCGCAGGATAGTCCATTAAGGCTTATAAGCCTTGAGGATATTGAAATTAATATCAAGAGGCAGAAACTGTACGAATTATCAACAAAGGTAAATAGCATAGCCACACTTGTCAAGACAGGCTTTAATGGCGGTAAAGTCCTTAATGCAATTCCTGTATTTGATGACCCTAACGAAGTTTGGGAAGCAAGCAAGGAAACAGTCGAAAAAATACAAAAGAGCAACATTAAAGATGATGCAACTAACAATGACCGAACGATGCAAGATTTGAGCGACCAAGTTAGCAACAGCCCTCTGATTGATAAGAACAGAACAAATAAATAATTAAGGTATATAGCCGCTGGGAATTATCCTAGTGGCTTTTTATATGCACAGAGAAGTGGGTAAAACACAATGAGACAGAGAAGTCAAGAAAACACAGAAAAGCGAGGTAACGAAAAATGGCAGATGAAGCTAAATCAACAGTAACCGAAAACCCAACAGATACAAAGACAACCGAAGTAAAGCCAAATACACCAACAGTTGAAGAACTGATGGCACAGCTTGCTACAGAAAAGGCAGACAGAGCCAAGGAAAAGCAGGCACTTGATAAGGCTTTAAAGGAAAAAGGAGAGCTTACTAAGGCTTTAAGAGCGAAGCAGACTACAGAAGAGCAGGAAGCGGAAGCCAAGGCAGAAGCGGAACGCTTACAGAATGAGAAGTATGAAGAAGCTGTAAAAGAGCTTAATCATATTAAGGCAGTCAATGCTTACAAAAGTGTATCTGAAAAGTCTGTAGAAAAACTGATTGATGCAGTTTCGGATGCAGACCATAACGCTATTGCAACAATCATAGAAGCTGAAAAGAAAGCGGCAGTTGCAGAGGCACAAACTGAATGGATGAAATCAAGACCTAGAGTTAATGCAGGGGGAGAATATTCCGGCATGACAAAGGAACAGATTATGGCTATTCCGGACAGAAATGAGCGTAGAAAAGCTATTGCTATGAATATGGATTTATTTAATTAGGAGGTAAATATGGCAGCAGAAGAAAATTTAATTAAGAAAGCTGACCTTGTAAAAGCAAGAGAGGTTGAGTTTGTAAACATTTTTAGTGAAAACATAAAGAAGTTAGTTGAGGCACTTGGAGTAACAAGAAAGATTCCAAAGCAGGCGGGCTACACATTAAAGTCCTACAAGGCTACAGGAACACTTGAAGATGGAGAAGTTGCAGAGGGCGAGACAATCCCACTTTCAAAGTATCAGACAGTTGCAGTAAACTACAAGGAAATCACTTTAAAGAAGTGGAGAAAGGCCACATCGGCAGAGGCGATTATCAGTGGAGGCTATGACCAGGCGGTACAGATGACAACTGACAGAATGTTACTTGACGTTCAGAAGGGCATCAGAGGTGACTTCTTTACATTCCTTGCAACAGGTACAGGAACAGCAACAGGCGTAGGTTTTCAGGCAGCACTTGCGCAGGCCTGGGGACAGTTACAGGTTAAGTTTGAAGACGATTCAATCGAAGCCGTGTATTTTATGAATCCACTTGATGTAGCTGATTATCTTGCTAAAGCACAGATTACATTACAGACAGCATTCGGTATGACTTATGTAGAGAACTTCCTCGGTCTTGGAACTGTTATCTTTGACAGCAAAGTACCAAAGGGAACCATCTACGCAACAGCAAAAGACAATATTGTACTGTATTACATTCCTGTTAATGGTGCAGACCTCGGAGAAGCGTTTGATTTCACATCAGACCAGACAGGTCTTATTGGTATTCACGAAACACCGGACTACAGCAATATGACAGCTTCTGACACAGTGGTTTCCGGCATTGTACTTTTTGCTGAAAGACTTGACGGAATTATTAAGTCTACAATCACAGAGGCAGAAGCGGCGTAAGGAGAATTGTTATGAGTTATAAGGTAATTTACAGGTTTATGGATTTGCAGGACTTTAATCACGTATACGAAGTTGGTGATGAATATCCTAGAAATGGTTCAGAAACAACTCCGTCAAGAATCAGAGAACTTGCAACCACAGAAAATAAAATCGGCAAACCGCTAATAAAAGGTATGCAGAATAATAATAGTTCTGTAAAACCTGTAGATTTGCTGAATGAACATAGCAAGGATTTGAATAAGACAGCTATAAATCGTATGTCCACCACAGACTTGCAATCATTTGCCACAGAACAAGGCATAGACAATGCAGAAGAACTCACAGGAGCAGAATTAAAGAAGCTGTTAATTGAAAAATTAGGATTATAGGAGGCACGTCATGGAATTAAAAGACACTGTGGAGATGATGACCAGTGCTGACTACAAAGATAGATTTAAAGCAGAGTATCAGCAAGTGGTTATTCGCTATAAGAAACTAAAAAATATGCTTGATAAGTGGGATAACGATGAACTTACATTTACTCCAACTTGCCCTAGAAGTACATATAATATGCAGATTAAAGCAATGACAGATTATATTGCAGTTCTTGAAGCGAGAGCGGTCATGGAAAATGTAGAACTGTAGGGAAGAGGATTAGCTATGGAATACACCACATTAGAACAGGTCAAAATCAGACTTAAACAATTTCATATTGATACAGTCACAAATGAAGATGACACTACATCTGATGTGGTAGTGTTCGATAACAAAGAAGATAATCCGATAATCGAACAGCTTATTAAGCAAGCTACAGAAGATGTAAAGGCAAGAAGAAACTACCCCGACAGCTACACAGATGAAATGATAACCGAAGATTTGAAGAAATTCGAAAGTGTTATCGTTAATCTTGCGGTCTATGACCATTCACAGGCAGGCGAAGCATTTATGTCAAGCTATGGCGAAAATGGCGTAAGTAGAACTTGGATAGACAGAGATAGCTTGTTTGTGGGAGTATTCCCATTTGCGAAAGTATTATAACCTATCTGCCAAGAGTAGAATAGGAATCCGGTTTTCGCACAACTATTATCGGTTTTTAGAAGATTGTGCGTTAGCATTTTGCTGATGTCAGCAATATGTTAGCAGGCGGCACACATTAAGGGTGGTGGGCTGTGTGCCTATTAATAATTATAGGAGATATAAAATGAAAGAATTTTTATTACAGACATATACAATAATATTACCTATTGTATTAGGTTATATTGTCTGGCTCCTTAAACAGCAAAAAAAGGACAAAGACGCCAATAGCAAAGGTACAATGTTACTTTTGCGTGTACAGCTTATCGAATACCACGATAAGTATATGAAACTCGGTGAAATACCATTATATGCGTATCAGAATTTTTGCGAGATGTATGACGCATACCACGCACTCGGAGGTAATGGCGGGGTAACAAAAATGAAAAATGAGATCGAGGAAATCCATTTAGGAAAAGGAGGTAAAAACTGATGGACTTTACACAAGTACCTACAGTAGTTGCCATTATGGTAATTACTTATTTAATCGGATACGCTTCAAAGCAGATACCACAGGTCAAAGATGATATTATTCCTATTATCGTAGGTGTAGCCGGTGGAGTGCTTGGCATTGTTGGGATGTTTGTAATTCCCGGTTATCCGGCAGACAACATTCTTGATGCAATAGCAGTTGGCATTGTGTCGGGATTGTCAAGTACTGGCGTAAATCAGATTTATAAGCAGGTAAAGAACAATGCTTGATATTAATAAGCAGGATATGAAGTATTCACTTCAAGGACAGACTGTCACTATCTATGAAAGAGATGATGAGGGCAATATTCTTTATGAGGGATATACCGACACGGAGGGTAATTTTATTCCTTATCTTGATGATGAGGGAAACAAGATACCCAAAGTCCTTGAAGAGAAAACAGGCTTTTCAGAACCGGTTGATTTCAAAGCCAACATATCATTCAGCGGCGGAGAAGCACAGAGTAAAGAATACGGCTTTGATACCGCTGATTTTGACGCTATTTTACTGACAGATAGGAATATGTTGCCTGTTCAAAAAGGCGACCTTATCTGGCTTGATAGCAAGCCTACATACACAGATGATAGTCTTGTTGATGAAACATCAGCGGACTTCACGATTGTAGGTACGAAACCGGCATTGTGTTCAACTAAGTATATGCTTAAAGCAGTTGTAAAGTAGGTGATTTATGGCTAAACATACAATTAATGTATCTCTATCAAAAAACTCCATACAAGAGGCAATTAGACAGCTACAACAGTATAAAACTTGGCTAGTTCAAAAGACAGAACAGCTTGTTAAAGAATTAGCCAATGTTGGAATACCTGTTATTGATGAAAATATGGCAAAAGCTAATTACACCTATGATGAAAATGGTGTTAGAAGCGGTTCAGATACAAGCCACAGAACTTACGTTGAGATGTCGGGTTCTCAATCGGGTACAGCGACAGCAAAACTCATTGTTGAGGGTAAAGAACTTCTGTTTATAGAGTTCGGTGCTGGCGTTTACTACAATGGAGAGGCAGGAAACAGCCCACACCCTAAAGGTGTTGTTAATGGTATGATTATCGGCTCTTATGGCGAGGGACACGGCGTTCAGAAAGTATGGGGTTACTATGATGAAAGTGGAAAACTCATACTTACGCATGGTGTTGAAGCACAGATGCCTGTTTATAAGGCAGAAATGGAAATAGTGCATAAGTACATTAAGGTAGCGAGGAGGGTGTTTAGTTAATGGCAAATGCAAACGATTGGGCGATAGACCTTGAAAACACAGTCACAGCACTTGTCAAGGCTAAAACCCTAACACAGCTCAAAAAAACTTATCCCAAAATAGTTATAACAAATGAGGGAGAAAACAGCGGCCAAGCAGTATTCCCAACAATTTACATACATCTGTTGCCGGCGGTAGAGCAAGGACAGACACTTGACGGACAGGGAATCAATGCTTTGTTAGCAACATTTCAAGTAGATATTACTACTAACACAAGTAAAGCTGACTGCCGCAAAGTTATGGCAACGATTACAGATGTTTTTAAGACAATGAGATTTTCGGGCACATCAATGCCTGAAACATCGGTAAGCAATAAAATACACAGAAGTACCGTACGATTCAAACGAATTGTAGCGGCGAATGACAGATTATTATAGCGAAAAAAGAGACGAGAGTCTCTTATTTTTTTGCGAATTTTTAGGAGGTAAAAAGATATGGCAGATACAACAGTTGCTGGAATTTCATCCCTTGGAATTACGTTTGGTTATGGGGTAGAAACAATAGCAGGGACGAAACCTACCACTTTTAAGCAGTTACACAGAATTAATGATATCGGAGAGGTAACGGTTGAGCCGGAGGCAATAGATGCATCAGCACTTGAGGATGCTCAAACACAAAATATTGCTGGAAGAGACACTGTTTCCGACACAATGCCCGTGGAAGTGAACAAAACAGACGATACCATTTCAGAATGGGAAGAGGTAATTGCAGAATACAAAAAACTTACTGGTGGTAAAAGGATGTGGTTTCAGACCATCACACCAGGATTTACAAAAGCAGAGTTTGTAGTGGCACAACCACCATCAAAACTTCCAATTTCCCCAAAACAGCAGAATTCACTGCTTACTATGACAATCAACCTTATCGTTCAAGAAATGGTTGGAAGCGATACAAAGGTAGAATTCACACCGGGGGAATGATAAGTCAGTCGCTTAATAAGAAAACCACAAAAGCTGTTGCGGCTGACGAAAAAACAGCAGATTACACATCTTATTTAGATGAATAATGATTAAGCTTGTAAAGGGCGGTCTACGGACTGCCCCTTTCCTATACAAAAGTATAGGAGGAAAGGGAAAAATTATGATTACAATGAATGTAAATGAAAAAGAGTATAAATTAAAGTTTGGATTCGATGCGGCAGAAGAAAAGAACATTGTTCAGAGAATGTTTAATATTGTTTCCGGAGCTTATATTTTAAAGGGTGGAAATGATTTAACAAAAGCTGTTTTTGAGGGGACAGGTGACATGATTTCCGATATTCCTCAAACATGCATTGAGGCTATTTTTGCCGGTTGCCTGGAAGAAAATCCGGTAACTATGGATGAAGCAAAAACTTTAAGCAGAACATATATTACAGAAAAGAGAAAATCAGACAAAAAATACAGTTATCGCAGCCTTTTTGATGAATTGAAGAAAGCGATGGAAGATGATGGTTTTTTCGACCTGTCGGGAATCAACGAGATGGTGGAAGAAATGACAACGAACGCAGAGGAAGCAATCAGTCTGAAGAAGTAGAAAAAGTTGATTTTCATAAAATTATCTGGGAAGAATACTTCCCTATGGCATTTGCAATAGGAATCTCTATGGAAGAATTTAAACACATGACCCCAAAGGAACTTGGTTATTGTGTTAAAGGCTACAAATTAAGGCAGAAATTGCGTGATGATGAAGTTTGGGAAATTGTTGGGAATTATATAATCCCGGCGGTAGCGATTGGTGCAAGTAAGATCTTCGGAAAAGGAAAGACAGAATATCCAAAGAAACCCGTAACTTCAAAACCGGAAAGGATTAGCAAAGAACAATCCATAGAAGAACAAAGAAGAGCATTTGTCATGAGAATGCGAGCGATGAAAGCAAACTGGGACATTAGTCATCATTTGGAAGAATAGAAAGTTGGTGAGATTTTGGAGTTAGATAGGTTACAAATTAAAATTGATGCAAATGCAGCACAGGCAAACAGGTCAATCAACAATCTCATCAAAAAATTGCTTACACTTTCGACAAATCTTGGAAGTGTTGACACTGGAAAGCTTAACAATATTGCATCCGGAATCAAAAGCATATCCGATGCATCAGCAGGATTTAAAGGTAAAAGCGGAAAAGCAAGCGAAATCACATCACTTGCAAATGCTTTAAAAAAGTTTTCGAATATTGACACAACATCTTTGTATGGCATTTCTTCGGCAATGAAAAATTTGTCTAGCGGAATTGGAAGCATTGGAAGTGTTAATGTAACTGGAATGACAAATTTAATATCATCCATATCCAAATTAGGCGGAAAGAATGCAACGCAGGGGGCAAAAAATCTGATTACTGTTAAGGATGACCTTGTGAAATTTGTCCAAGGAATGAACAGTATCGGAAATTTAAACTTCAATACCGCGGGACTTTCAAATTTAATTTCAAGCATTTCAAGACTTGGATTAAAAAGCACAACTCAGGCAACAAAAAATCTCCCAACAATGTCTGCACAGTTGCAAAATTTTGTTCGCCAGATGAATAACATTGGTTCATCTACATTTGACACATCAACATTATTGAATCTGGCAAATGCTATATCAAGATTAGGTGGGAAAAATGTTACACAATCCATTGTAAATCTTCCTTTACTAACCAAAGAGTTGGCAAATTTGTTTAATGCTCTTGCGAAAGTACCAGCAGTGAATCAAAGTGTTATAAACATGACTAATGCTCTTGCAAAGCTTGCATCAACAGGAAGCAAAAGCGGAACTGCGGTAAGAAGTCTTTCTGGAAGTTTAAATTCCTATCATTCAAGTGCTACAAAAGCGACAAAAAGCTCAAAGGGACTTGTTTCTCAAATCGGGATGTTTTACGCAAAGTTCTTCCTTGCGATAAGAGGAGTAAAGCAGTTTTGGAAAGCCATAGAATCTTCTATGAATTACGTTGAAGTATTGAACTACTTCAATGCAGCATTTGGACAAGTTGCGGAAAATGCAGTTGGCCAATGGAAGGAAGCTGGATATGATAGTGCGGAAGCTTATTATGATTCTTTTACAAAGAGAGCGGAACAGCTGACCCAGAAGATGACTGGCTACTCTGTTTCTGAAAGCGGTATGCTGACCGCAACAGGAACGAAGAACATGGGTATTAATCCATCAGAATTGATGAATTATCAAGCAATGTTCGGACAGATGTCATCCTCTATGGGCATTACTTCCGAAAATGCATTAACCCTATCAAATGTTTTAACAGAAATTGGTGCGGATTTGGCATCTGTTAAAAACATGGATTTCAACAAAGTTTGGGAAGATATGGCATCTGGTCTTGCCGGTATGTCAAGAACACTGGATAAATATGGTGTTAATATCCGTAACGTCAATTTACAGACGAAGTTAAATGAGTTAGGAATACAGGCAAATATCACAGCTTTAAATCAAAATGAGAAAGCATTACTGCGTACCATAATATTGCTTGATAGCACTAAGTACGCATGGGGCGATTTGTCAGACACAATCAATCAGCCAGCAAACCAGTTAAGGCTTTTGCAATCTAATTTCAGTAATTTAGCGAGGACAATAGGTAACATATTCTTACCGATAGTGGCAAATGTATTACCGTATCTTAATGGTCTTGCAATTGCATTACAGAGAGTTGCGGAAAACATCGTAAAGATGCTTGGATTTAAAGATTTTGATTGGGGCGGTCTTGGTGGTACAAAAGGTGCAAGTGATGCAATCTCAAACATTTACGATGAGGCAGACAATACATCAGATGCTTTGGATAATGCAACAGATTCAGCAAAGGAATTAAAAAATCAATTAATGTCATTTGATGAAGTTGACAAGCTTACCGAGCCTACAGAAAGCACATCTTCTACAAAAAAAGGAAGTGGATTAGATGCCGCCGGCAGTGCAGCACTCGATAAAGCATTCCAGGATGCGGCTAGTGCTTATCAGAAAGCATGGGATGAAGCTTTTGCGAATATGGAGCAATCAGCAATGAAACACGCTGATAGGATAGAGAAAGTCCTTGAACCTTTAAAGAAAACTTTCCAAGACATTGCTGTCGGAGATTGGATTTCTGTAGGTAAGGATGTAAGCGGAATGGCAACGGACATTCTTAAATTTGCAAGTAATGCGGTTAAGAGTGTTAATTGGGATGAAGTTGGAGATGATATCGGTAAATTCCTTAAGGGCATAGACTGGCTTGAAATATTTAAGGAAGCAATAAAATTAAAAGTCAGCATTGCCGAAGCTATAGCAGAAGTTTGGCTTTCTAGTTTTGATGAAGCACCGATTGAAACAGCTTTACTCACAGCTTTCGGTCTTATGAAATTTACAAAGTTAGGAGATTTGATTGCTAAAAAGATGGGAGCTGCTGTATCGGCTCATTTGGTTACTCCGCTTGTAAATGCATTTACAAGCCTTGGAGGCATTGGTGGAATTTTAACAACGGACTTGGCGACTATAGTCGGTGCCGGCTCGTTTGCAGAAATAGGTCTTACTGTTGCAACAGGGATTATTGGCGGTATCGCTGCTGCTTTTGTAGGATATAACATCGGAGAAGAGATTTACAGTGCGATTACAGGCGATGAGACAGATTATGATTTATCTGATTACCTTGGGGAAAATTTCAATGCTGATGAGTGGATAGACGGAATAAATCTGACAATAGATGATTTTAAAACAGGTCTTGGAGTAATCAAGGACAGCACCGTTACATGGTGGGAAGAGAGGAAAAGTGATTGGAAAGATGGAATGGATGCAATCTACAATAACGTTTCTGAAAAAGTAGATGATATTCGCTCTAAATGGGAATACGGAATGAGCATCATTAAGACTGAAACTGTAAATTGGTGGGAAGATAGGAAAAGTGATTGGACAACCGGAATGACCACGATAAGGGACACTGTTAAGGACGGAATGGACAAGGTCGGTAGCAAATTCGGCGGTGCATTAAGTAGCATAAAGACAAACAGCTCAAATTGGTGGACGGAACGAAAGAATGAATGGTCTATGGGTGTTGATACAATCAAAAACACTTTTAGCGATTTTTGGACAAATCACGCATCAAGATGGTTCAATTCAGCAAATTGGAATTTTAGCGGAATTGGAGACGGATTATCTTCTGCGTTTACCGGGGCGATTGAATCTGTAAAGCAAATGTGGAATAGATTTGCAAACTGGTTGAATGACAAACTTACCTGGGAAATTAAACCGGTTAAGATAATGGGGAAAACAGTATTTGAGGGAACAACGATAGACTTAGGTAAAATACCTACGTTTCAAACTGGTGGTTTTCCGGAAGATGGTATGTTTTTTGCAAATCACAATGAATTAGTTGGTCAGTTTAGCAACGGTAAGACAGCAGTTGCAAATAATGACCAAATTACCGCGGGAATTGAACGTGCGGCTTACAACGGAATGAAACGTGCGTTAGCTGAAAGCAACGGAAATCAGAGTGTAAACATTAGCTTGGAGGCGAATACAGCCGGATTATTTAGGGCAGTACAGAAAGAAGCTGATAATTACACCAGAAGAACTGGAGAATCGGCATTTGTTTTTTAAAATTGACAAATTACCTAGCTTATTGTAAAATTAAAAGAAACGAAAGAGAGGTAATTTGTATGACTTTGATACAATGCCCTGATTGTGGCAATATGATTTCCGAAAATGCGGATAGTTGCCCGAAATGCGGATATTCGCTAAAATCTGTAAGAGAACGAGAAGAAAGACTTCGCGAGGAAAAGAGAAAGCATGATAGAGCAATGATGCATTTACTTGAATTTGGATTGCTTTTATTTGCTTTAATTTTGTTTTTCTTGTTTGCAAGTTCACATGCTACAGAAAAAACTGTTTTAAATTTTTTAACATTTGTTTCATCAATGTGGGCAATTCTTCCAATAGTAATAATTGTTGGAATAATAATTTTAATATTTAAAAAATAAACTTGTAACAAAAGACACGATTAACCGTGTCTTTTTTGTTGCATAAAAGGAGGGATAACTTTGTTTTTTAAAATAAATGGAGTAGATATGTCCAGATACATTGCTTCTGAAACGATAACCCATAATCCAGTATGGTCAACCAATGCAGGAAGAACGTTAAGTGGAAATTTTGTGGGAGACATTGTTACAAGAAAATGGAAGTTAGTCCTTACAACAAAACCAATGAATCAGAAAGAAAGTGCCGCATTTACGAAAGTAATTGAATCCAGCACTTTTTTTAATGTACAATTTATTAATCCAAACAGTGAAGATGGTAGATTGGAAAGCATTACAGTTTATAGCGATGAACCTAGTTGGGAAATTTACAGCTACGTTATCGATAACGCAAGATACAAAAGCATTTCAGTTAGCTTTGTGGAGCAGTAGGAGGAATTTGAAATGTATAAATCCAGTGAAAAATTTTCGACAGCAATAGAAAAAAATGGTGGAAGAACATTCAAGCCAAAACTCATATTTGATGGATTTGAGTTAGAAACTGAAATTCATTCTTTGAACTATAATGGCGGAAGTAATGGAGAAGATAATATCACAATTGGTTCAGCTGTTTCTGCTACCTTGGAAATTAAAATGGATAAAGTACCTCACTTGCTTACAAAACAAAATTTTTCTTTTAATTTAGGAATCCTTTGTGAAGATGGCAGCTATGAATTTATTCCTATGGGCAAATTTAACGCAGAAAAGCCAGAAACAACAGATTATGAAATTAATGTAACGGCTTACGATAACATGGTATTGGCTGAAAGAACGTACAATTCACAGCTTACATATCCAACTACCACAACTGCCGTCATAAAAGAAATTTGCAATGCAATAGGTGTTTCTTTTGTGACAGAGATTGAAAGCATTACAATAAACAACCCATCGTCAGAAGAGGGTGCAAGCAATGCGGCATTTGCCGGTTACACCATGAGAGAAGCAATCGGTTACATTGCAGGACTTTATGGGAAATTTGCTATATTTAACCGGTTAGGACAGCTTGAATTTCGATGGTATGAGAATTCTGACTATGATGTAAAACTTAGTAAAACTTATTCTTTTGCCAAAGATGAGCAGGATTACTCTATTGACCAGTTAATCGTGTTACAGAACCAGGAGACAACTTTTAAAGCCGGAAGTGGAGTGAATGGGATTTCTTGTAGCAATCCGTTTGCCACACAGTCAATCGTGGATGCCATTTATCAAAAAATCGGAGGATTTACTTTCCGGAAAGGAACTGTTAAGTTTTTGGGAGACTGCCGGATTGACCCTTGGGATATTGTAACTGTTGAAGATTTGTTAGGTAATACATACAAATTGCCTGTAATGTCAATTTCTCACAGCGTTGATGGCGGATTAACAACTAATATCGAATCATTTTCTAACGATAATGACGATGTTTCCGATAGCTTTAGCGGTCCTGTCACGAAAGCCATGGAAAGAACTTATGCACAACTTTTAGTGGTAAACAAACTAATTGCTGACAGGGTTACTGCTGATTACGTTGAAGCTAATTATGTTAAAACAAAAGAAATTGATGCAATACAAGCCAACATCGAAACAGCAGTGATAACAAATCTCCAGGGCAAATTTGCTACGATTGAATATATAAAAGCAAATTACGCAACAGTCGAAAATCTGAATGTTGCGATAGGAAGAATTTCAACACTTGAAACAAATTCATTAACTGCAAACAGTGCGGTTATAACCACATTGAAATCAAGTGTCGCAGATATCAATACACTTCTTTTTGGCAATGCATCTGGTGGTAGTTTAAGCACTGAATTTTCCAACAGTGTAGTATCACTTATTGGAAACGCACAAATAAAAAGTGCAATGATTGAAAGCCTTGATGCAAGCAAAATCACAGCACTTGACCTTAATACAACTAAGTTTAAGGTTCACAGTGAAAACGGAATGTCTTACTGGCAAGATAACACAATTATTATCAAAGATACGAAAAGGGTCAGAGTTCAGATAGGTAAAGATGCTAATTCAGACTACAATATGTACGTTTGGGATAAATCCGGCAATCTTATGTTTGATGCCGTTGGATTAACTGAAAAGGGCATCAATCGACCAGTCATCCGGAATGACATGGTAAAAGAAGATGCTAATATTTCTGCAAGTAAGTTAGATATCAGCAGTCTTTTCAATGCAATAAACAACGATGGCAGCCACACGTTGAAAAGCAGTAAGATTTATGTTGATGCAAACAAACAGACGCTTGATGTTGCGTTTAAAAACATGACTACGAATGTTACGGATTTACAGAAGTCTGTAACAACCCAAGGGGCACAGCTTACAACAGTACAGGGGCAGATAAGTTCTAAGGTGTGGCAGCAGGACATTACTACTGCTGTGAGTAATTTGCAGGTTGGTGGAAGGAATCTGTTAAAGGGCACTCATTCTTCCGGAAAAACGTACTCTTACCCGTCTAGTGGATATGTAGATAGAAGTAGTTGGGTAACAACAGTTCCGCTGAACGGAGGAACGTACACTTTATCATTTTGGGCAAAATCGACCGTTAGTGGTGATGCAATTATTGTGTATTTTTATAATCCATCTAATATTACCTCAATAAATGGAAGTCAGGGGCAAATTGAAAATCACGCAGATGGTCAATGCAATTTTAGATTAAGTACTGTGCTGACTAAATACTGGGTAACGTACACGATTCCTAAAAACGGAAATTCAACCAGGAACGTGATAATTCCAAGGCTTCCTTCTGTGGGCGGCAAAGGGACGTTAACATTTCAGTGGGAAAAATTAGAAGAAGGTAATAAAGCCACAGATTGGACACCAGCACCGGAAGACATTGATTCCAGCATTTCAACCGTAGAGGGTAAAGTGACAACTATAAGCAATCAGTATACATCACTTAATCAGTCGCTTACCAGCCTTACAGCAACAGTAAATAGCAATACAACAAAGATTAACAGTAAAGCGGATGGAAGTACAGTTACCGCTTTACAGTCGAATATGACGGCTTTAACAGCTGATTTGAACGGATTTAAAACTACTGTTAGCAGTACTTACTCAACAAAGACAGAATTTAATAATTTGCAGGTTGGTGGAAGAAATCTACTAACAAGAACAAATCAGGGTAAGACGTACTGGAGTTTTAATAAGCAGAATGGGACAGTAAGTATTGAATCATATGAAACTATCGGTGTGAAGATAAACTGTACAGTGGCATCAACCGGATATGCGGTAATATTGTACGCATTTGAACAAAAACAAGTGAATCTGTTAGAACCAAATATGGAATATGTGTTGAGCTTTGATCTGATAAGCAGCAATACGGTTGCGGCATCGGTAAGAATATGTCAGCCGGATGCAACAGATATGTTAGCAAATGCGGTGGCATTTCATGTGGATGCTGGCACAAAATGGGTGCATAAGTCTGTAACACTTAGAACCAATGCATTGACATTAGATAAAAGCAATCAATTTGTTTATATAAATGGATTCAACAAGGTTGGGACAGTATGTTTCAAAAATCTGAAGCTTGAAAAAGGTAATAAAGCTACAGACTGGACACCAGCTCCTGAGGATGTGGATAGCAGTATTAAAAGTGTTGCAACAATCGCAAATCAAACAGCAAACAAATTTCAGTGGATTGTCAAATCCGGAACGTCATCAACTGATTTTACCCTCACAGACAGGGTTGCAAGTTTGTTATCAGAAAAATTTGACATCGACGCATTAACAACGTTTAAAAATTCTGCTTCAAATGGTACAAGTACGGTTATTAATGGTGGGGCAATTAAAGCGAACACGATTACAGCAGACAAAATTAAAGTGGACAGCTTGCAAGCCATTTCAGCAAAAATCGGCGGTTTTACAATTAGTGACAATAACATTGCAAGTGGAACATGGGGAACATCCGGAAGTGTTATGATGTGTACCGGCACAGATGGGGCAAAACCTATCGGCGGTTCCGGGACGATATCTGGATGGTGCTTTACAGCAGGTAATGCATTTGGTGTAACGAAAGCGGGTGCATTATATGCAAGCAATGTAAAAGTAAGTGGTGATATAACTGCAACATCCGGAACAATTGGAAAATTAGTCATAAATGGAAATTACCTGCAGGCTGACTCTGGAACATCTGGGAATGTTTACCGGATGTATATACAGAAACCAACAGATTCCTCAACATGGTGCTTTTCAACACAGTATGGAAGTACAACAAAAACTGCGAAATTTTATGCTACAGCTGGAGGAGAAGTTTACTGTACTAAACTTATTACTTCTGGTTCGATAAAAGCAGATGCAGATGTTGAATGTAAAAACATTGAATGTAAAAACATGGTTCTTGGGCGAGGTTCAAGTACAGCGACATATGTAACGGCAGATGCATATGGAAGTGCAAGCTTTTTGATAAACTCAAGTATAAGACATGTAATTGGGGCAAGTGAAGATACCTTTTACAACAAAGCCCATTTTTCAGGAACAAGTTATCCTCAAATTTACGGAAACGGAACGTATTTAATTTTTGGATATGGAAATTCACAAAGCATACAGTTGGATAACAGCAAAAGATTTATGCCAACAGAAGATAATTCTTACACTCTTGGATATTCAGGTTATCGCTGGAAACAAGTTTATGCAGCCGCTGGAAGCATATCTACATCGGATCGGAATGCAAAAAAAGATATTACTGAATTAGATAACCAATCTTATGATTTTGTTATGGGGTTAAAACCATCGAGATACAGGTTTATTGAAAATGATAGTAACAGAATACATTATGGATTGATAGCACAGGATGTTGAAGAACTGTTAGGAAATCTTGGAATTGCTACATCTGATTTTGCAGGATTTGTAAAAAGTCCAAAAGTACAGGTCGATGAAAGCACAAGAAAAGAAACAGTAATCGATGGAGAGTATGAGTATGGTTTAAGGTATGAGGAATTTATAGCACCAATTATAAAGGTGTTACAGATGCAGGATAAGAAAATAAAAAATTTAGACAATATGGTAACACATCTGATCGGAATTGCTATGAACCATAGTTAATTCTACTACGATATTTAATATTACAATATTATAAAATGGAGGTATTTTGTCATGTTAAACTACACAAAAAGCACAACTTTTACAGGTACAGTTGAGGTTGAGACAGTCACAGAAATGGGAACACAGAAGGAGACAGTCGCATATCTTTCCGCATCCATCCCGGAAGATGGTACACCTAATGTAAGTAAGTCCATTCAGAACAAAGACCTTTATCTGAAACACAAAACAGAAGTAGACAAGGATATGCAGGAATTCGAAGACATCGCATGGGCACAGGTAATCTAGGAGGTTAAAGATGAAAAATTCAGAAATTATCGCAAATATTAACGGACTTAATAAGTTAGCTGAATCGGGAAAACAATTCCCGGTTCGTGTTAATTACGCAATCAGTAAGAACATGAGAGAACTCATGAGATTTTATGAGGCTTATGAGCCGGAGAGAAAGAAAATCATGGATGATTTCGACAACAAATCGGATGCAGAAAAAGAAGAAACAGCCGTAAAGCTAAATGAACTTCTTGAGATTGATAACGAAGATGTAAATATTCACAAAATCTCAATCCATGACCTTGAAGCGTCCGGGAATATGACGATTGAAGAATTTAAAAGCATTGAATTTATGATTACTGAGGAGGAATAATCATGGCAATTTATAATGTACACGGTGGTCACTCACTTTATTGCATTGGAGCAGTAGGTATTATCAATGAAGTGACCGAAGATCGAAAAGTAAAAAACAAATTAATTGAATTATTACAGGCGGCAGGACACACAGTTTATGACTGTACAGATGACTTAGGAAAGACGCAGGGAGACAATCTTGCATCTATTGTAGCAAAATGCAACTCTCATTCTGTAGATCTGGACATTTCCATTCATCTCAATTCCGGAAGAAATGATTGCTCTGGTGACGGTTCTACCGGCGGAGTGGAAGTGTACGGCTATAATAACGATGTATCTGAAGTTGGAAATAAAATCTGCGAGGAAATTTCTTCCACACTTGGCATCCGAAACAGGGGATTCAAGATTAACACTGACCTTTACGTCCTGAAACGAACACGTTCCAAAGCAATTCTGATTGAATGTGCCTTCGTGGATGATAAAGACGATGCGGACAGATGGGATGCCGGAAAGTGTGCAGAAGCAATCGCAAAAGGACTGGGGATTTCTTCTCAAAGCACAATTTCTTATAATAACAAATGGAATGTCGGAGATGTAGTAAGCTACGGAACATCTTATCCAGCTCCAACACTTCCTTGCGGTTATGAGGCTGCTACTGGCGGATGTGGCAATGGAAAAATTATCGCAATCGTGAATGGACAGGCAAAGTATCAGATGAGTACCGGAGTGTACTGTAATGACGGCGATATTATTGGACGTTATAACGAGCCGGTTTATTACCCGAAATATAGCGGTAATTCGGGTAGTATTGCGGATGCCTTAAATAGTATGGGTTATGATGGTTCGTTCGCAAATAGGGGCAAAATTGCGGCTCACAATGGCATTTCTAACTATAAAGGTAGTGCTGACCAAAATTCAAAACTTCTCAGTCTGTTGAAAAGCGGAAAATTAATAAAATCATAATCATGTGTTTATGGGAAGTGCTTCGGTGCTTCCCTTTATTTTTTTTGTTTATTTGACAAAACATACAAAATATTGTACAATAGTTTAAAAATTTAGAAAATAGGAGGAATAGAATGAAAAGTAAAAAAAGTGAAACAAAAACTTGCAAATATTGTAAGTCAGAAATTCCAAAAGGTGCAAAAATATGCCCGAATTGCAGAAAAAAACAGAGCCACATAAAAGGAATACTTGTAACTTTTATTATCCTGTGTTTTCTGTTTGTAACAATTATTGGTCACAACTCAAAAGAAAATGAAAACAGCACTGGAAAGGGAAGTTCTTCAAATGTGCATAACAAATCATCGAGCGAAGTTTCTGAGAGCGATTTTGAAACAAAGAGCTATCTTTACAAAAATGAGTATGGCTCTTGCTACTACATTGTAGTAATTAAAAACACTTCGTCTGTAAATGCGTCTGTCTCCGGAAACGCAACAGCAAAGGATGCTAATGGAAATTCTATTGGAGCTGCGGACATGAGTATTGAAATCATAGGTGCAGGAGAAACATCTCTTGGCTATTTTGTTTTTGACAATTCAAGCGAGATAGTAACTGTAGATTGTTCATTGAAGTACAGTGCAAAAACGTATTACAATCCGGCAGTGTGCAATCTCGAAACTGTAAACACTGTAAACAATGAAAATGTAGTCGTTACTGCGACAAATCGTGGTGAAAATTCGGCAAAATTTGTAGTTGCATATGCTATATTCTTTGATTCCTCAGATAATGTTGTTGATTTTGATATGACCTACATTACGGACGCAAATGGAGAATTAAAACCAGGAGAAACACTTTCTGGTGAACTGAATTGTTATTCGCAATTTGACCATGTTGAGGTCTATTACGAAGGAAGAAGTGAAAAATAATGTCAAAACTTGCGGTCGAAAAAGATTGCAAGTATGATTGAAAAAAGTTAATATGTAAGTGTCTCGTGAGACACTTCAAGTTCTGAAAGAGGGTGGCATTTGATTGGCGTTGATGCTACCCTCTTTTTCTGTATCTGCTATTGTCTAAAATTGTAGAATGTTAATTTATATCAACATTTACAATAATTCTATATACCCCATACAAGCATCTGTTACTGATACTGATTCTGTATCTGTTTTATATAATATATATTATTATATA